CTATGTGCTGAAGCTGGCCGCAGCTGATTACATTGAACTGATGTGGGCGGCAAGTGATGTTGATGCTTACATCCACGCCGAAGCTGGCAATGCCACGCATCCGGCGATTCCGGGCATCATCTGCACGGTTACCCAAGTTGCCAGCGCCTGAACCATGACAACACGCCGCGAAAGCATACTGGCCACTATTGCATCATCGCTGGCTGGTACGACTGGCGTCAGCACGCGCATCTACCGCAGCAGGGTGGAGCCGATCACACGCGGCGAATCACCGGCCATTGTGGTGGAGCCGATCTCAGACCAGGCGGTGATGAGCAACAGCCATTGCAAGACTGACTGGACGCTGACTGTGCGAATTGCGGTGATTGTGCGCGGTGCGATCCCCGACCAGCAGGCGGATGCAATTGTCGAAAGTCTGCACGCCAAGATCATGGCCGACCAGACGATAGGCGGCTACGCCATAGGCATCGAGCCGCGCGGCGTGCAGTTCGATATGGTGGAGGCAGACCAGCCGGCTGGCGTGATCGCGTGTGACTATGAGGTGAGGTACCGCACGGCGATTGCCAATCTAACGATTGGCTGATCACTGCTAACATGTTGGATGAACACCACCGGCGATTCGCGCCTGTACGTGAGCACCCCTAAACCGCTCCCTCCGTTCCCATCTGCCGGCGGCACTTATGTGCTGAACGGCAAAGGAACCGAATGGCTGCTGGAGCAGCAAACCGCTGCACCGTCCCCTGAAATCCTGAACCCACAGACCGATGGCACTGACGCGCAATCGCCTGCTGCTGGCGAAATCTGAATCCAGCTATGGCGTGGTGCCGTCACCGGCGCCAGCCGGTACTGATGCGGTACTGATCAGCAATCTTGAAGTGTCACCGCTCCAGCTTGAGCTGAAGGACCGCGAGCTGGTGCAGGGCTACCTGGGCAATTCGGCGCAGGTGGTGGGGCAGACCAGCGTCGGCGTGAACTTCAGCGTGGAGCTGGCAGGCAGCGGCACTGCAGGCACTGCACCGCGCTGGGGCTCACTGATGAAGGCATGTGGGTTCTCGGAGACTGTTGTCACCAGTACCAGCGTGACCTATGCGCCAGTGAGCAGCAGCTTCAGCAGCGTGGCGCTGGACTTCAGGAACGATGGCATCAAGCACTTGATCCTGGGCGTGCGCGGCAATGTGGCGATTGAAATGAGTGCCGGTGAAATTCCTAAGTTGAACTTCACTTTCATGGGGATTTATGCGGCGCCAACTGCTACAGCAAATCCGGCAACAACATTTACCAATCAATCAACGCCGGTCGCAGTCAATGCCGACAGCACCACCAGCGTTAGCGTGCATAGCTACTCCGCGTGCATGAATGCGTTTAGCCTTGACATGGCGAACAATATGGTGTTCCGCCAGTTGGCAGGTTGCACAAAGCAAGTCATGATTACGGATCGCGCGCCAAGCGGCTCGATCACGGTTGAACTTCCTGCGCTTGGCACAAAGGATTTTTATACCATCGCAGCTGCGCAGACTGCTGGCGCCATCAGCTTCCAGCATGGCCAAACCGCTGGCAACATTGCCACATTCACGGCCAGCAACTGCGCATTTGATTCACCAACACTGGAAGACGGTGATGGTATTCAGCACATTGTGCTGCCATTCCGTCCGCTGCCTGGCAGCAGCGGTAACGATGAAGTTTCCATTGCGCTGACCTGATGGGTTTCATCCTTGAGCAAACGCCGACCTTCTCCTGGCCGATCACGATTCGGGAGCAGGTAGACAACGGCCGCTACCGCACGCATACATTTGAGGCAGTCTTCAAGCGGCTGCCGCAGAGCAGGCTGGAGGATCTTGCAATCAACTTCCAGCAGCTGCGCCATGCCGTCAAAAACGACGACCTGATTGATCGGATCCCTACCAGGGAGATTGCCAGCGAGATCCTGGTGGGTTGGAGCGGCATCTTCGAGGCCGACAACACCACGCAGATCCCGTACTCAGAGGAGACCAAGGCGCAGCTGCTGGAGGTGGCCACTGTTGCTGAGATGTTGGTGCAGACCTACATCGAAAGCGTGGAGAAGGCCAAGGCAAAAAACTGACCGGCGCCGTGGATCACCTTTTCCGCGGCGAGAAGGCAAACGATGACCTGCTGGCCGACGCAGCAGAGTATGGCATCGAGCTGCCGGAGGCTATGTTTGCGCCGCAGCATTTCAAGCTGTGGCCTGAACATGCTGAGGTGGTCGATCTGTTTCTGCGGTGCATGACGCAGTGGCGCCCTACCAGCAATGGCGTGATCGGCTTGGATTATGGCGTGGTGTTGCAGCTGGCTAGCCTGTATAAGATCAGCGACCCGGCCGTGGTACTGGAGGATTTGCAGGTGATGGAACTGCACGCCAGGGCGCAGATCAACAAGCAGTTGGAGAAGCGCTGATGGCCGTCATGGAAGCGCTGCTGAAGATCAAAGCATCGGTTGATGGCGAAGGTGCTGTGACGGCACTTGCCAAGGGCATGGGTGGCTTGAAGAAAGGTGCAGAGGATGCCAGCAGCGGCCTCGGTGGAATGTTCAAGAGCGCCGGCGGCCTGAGCGGTGCGCTGGGCAGCCTGGTGCCATTGGTGAGCGGCGTTGGCCTGGCGGCCATGGCCAAGGGCGCCATTGATGCAGCGGACAACATGAATGACCTGTCGCAGAAGACAGGCGTGAGTGTTGAGAGCTTGAGTCAATGGCAGCAAGCGGCTGAAGCAGGAGGGACAACTATTGATGTCGTTGTGAAGGCAATGACAAACCTGTCTCGTGGGATGGTTGCGGCTGCCGGTGCAACTGATGAGTATGGGCAAACAGCTGAGCAGGCGCTGCAGGATGCGACGCAGGCGGTAGAAGATGGCGAGGATCGTCAGGTTCAGGCGGTCCAGGATGCTGCCGACAAGCGGCTGGCGGCACTTGAAAAGGAATCAGACGATCGACTGCGAGAAATCAACAAGCGATACAAAGCAGAAGCAAGGCTGCTGGGTGATTCGTTTGATGATCAATCAAGACAGGAAGCCGATGCAGCAAAAGATAGGCAACAGCAGGAAGAACGCGCAATCAAGCGTCAGTTTGATGCGCGTGCCAAGGCAATTAAGGATGATAAGTATCTGACTGACCAGCAGAAGGAAGCAAAGCTGCAAGCATTGCGCAACGAAGAAGACAGTGTGCTGAAGGCGTTGGATCGTGGCTACCAGCAGCAGCAGACGCAACGCACGCGGCAGTTTCGTGATGCGCAGCAGCAACAGGAAGATGCGCTTGAAGAGCGCAAGCGTGCCGAAGAAGAACAGATCAAGACCCGGATCAATACAGAGAAGAACCTGACCAAAGAGCACGCTGATGGCCAGGTGAAGCTGATCAAGCAATCAAGCAAAGAGCAGATCGAGTCCTTGAAAGAACTGGCTGAAGGGCCAAAGGGCGTAGCCGCAGCATTAAAAGAGCTTGGCATCAGCTCAGTGGATGCTGCGGGCAGGCTAAGAGATCCAAGCGATGTGATGAAAGACATTGCCGACAAGCTGAGCGCAATGCCAGATGGAGCGAAAAAGACAGATCTGGCATTTCGGCTGATGAAAAAATCAGGCGGCGAAATGATACCCGTATTAAATGGTGGCAGGGAGTCTATTGAGAAGTTTATCCCTACGATAACAACAAAGTTCGCCAGGCTTGCCGATCAGTTCAACGATAAAACAGTTGAGCTGATGGCCAACATGATGCAAATCAGCGTGAAGCTTGGCACTGCGTTAATGCCAGCGCTCAACACAATCACTGATCTGGTCATCCGGCTGGCCACTGGTTTCAGCAGCCTGCCGGATTGGATGCAAGGCACCATCGCAGCCGTTGGCGGCCTGGTGATCGCGCTCGGGCCGTTGGTGCAGATCCTTAGTGGTGCAATGGTCGTTATCAAAGGGATTGCAGCGTTGAAGCTTGGCGCCACCATCGCCGGCTGGGCAGGTGCTCTTGGCCCCGCGATGGGCGTCATCAGCGCTGCATTCTCAGGCCTGCTGGCCTTCCTGAGCGGCACCGTGCTGCCAGCGCTGCTGGCGTTCTTCTCTGGCCCTGTCGGCTGGACGGTGCTGGCCGTGGCGGCGGTGGCGGCGATGGCTATTGCATTCCGCAAACCGCTGGGTCAATTTGTCAGCTGGCTTGGAAGTGTATTTAAGAAAGGATGGGATAGCTTTGTGAACAACATCTTGAAAAAGCCAATCGAGGGATACTTCAAGTGGTGGCGCAAGAACTGGCAAACGGCCGCCAATTTCTTGCCCACAGTGTTCAACACTGTCAAGAGAACGCTAGTCAACATTTTTACAGGACTCATTGGCATCATGCGCGGCATCATGAATAGCACCATGAATCTGATCGTTGGCGGTTTCAATAGTGTAATTGCGTTGGTAAACACTGTTATCTCAAAACTAAGAGGCATTCCACTTTTGTCTTTTCTGCGCTTCTTGCCAGACTTGAAGCCGATCAAAGTGCCAGCATTTGCTCAGGGTGGTTTGGTCACAAGACCCACCATCGCAATGGTGGGTGAAGGGGGCCAGAATGAATTCATCCTGCCAGAGTCAAGGCTGAAAGATTTTGCGCAGTACAACGCTGAGCTTTCGTGGCAAAAGCTTCTCAACAGCGCCTGGTTGCGCAGCCTGCAACCATCCACAGGAAGCGACATTGCTCGGGAAAGCTTTAAGCGATTAGAGCAACAAATCACCAATCTCGGCTTAACCGGCAGTGCTCCCAATAAAAACCTGCTAGTCGGCAATGAACCAAAGCAACTTGCTATTCATCAGACCAATACGTTTGACGTTGAGCCCATAATTCAGATTACTACTGGCCCCGTGATTCAATTTGATAACCAGAGGTTTGTCACGCTTGATGAGTTTGAAGCTGGCCTGCGGACGGCCGTGCGTTCTGTATTTGATAGCCTGCGCAATCCGGCGACGCGGATTCAGTTGGGGCTGTCCTAATGGCACGCGCGCAAGCCCAGTACCTTCGGATTTACTCAGCTGCTGGTGTCACCATCAACCGCTGGCAGAGCTACTACAGCAAGGCCGTGCTGCTCAATGATGATCTCTGGCTCAGCGTTGCATTCACGGCGCAGGGCTTTACAGAAGGCGCTAGCGGCGTTGAATCTGACATCAGCATCACAGCGCCTGCAACCGGCATTGTGGTGGCGGCATTTGAAGCAGCACTTCAGAATGCCTACCTGGTGGATCTGACCACCTACCAGTTCGATGCGCTCAACGGCAACGATGTTCCGCAGACAGGGCAGGAGCTGATCGCGTCGTACACCGGTCAGGTGGTGGGCGGCAGCGGCAGCCTGACCAATCTTGAGATAACCCTGGGCGCACCGGTTGCTGCTGTTGGCGCTCAGGTGCCACCACGCACGCTGACCAGCGCGATCATGGGCACTGGGTTTCGGCTATGACTTACTCAGGAGCAAAATCATGGAATCCGGGCGGCTTGTTTAGCGGCGGCAAAGGAAACTTTGGTCCATCTGTTATTGAAACCGGCATCGTATCACCACCCGCCACGTCACCACCGGCGGCGGTGACCAGGCCGCTGGACGTAGCACAGAAAGCCGCCAGCCTGGGTGATGTGGTGCCGATCGTCTTCTGCCGCCAGGTGGCCGGCGTTGGCGGTGTGCTGATTAGCCCCAGCGCCACTGAAGCGCGATTCGTGAACAGCGCCACCAATCAAGTCACAGCGTTCTACTTGCTGGTCTTGGGCGAGGGATTGATGGATTCAATCCCGGTGCGTGATGTGTTCTCCGGCGGTTGCCGCCATGGCAGCCACACCCAAACCTTCAACCGTCGCGCGGGGGACTGGATCCCAGAGAATGCCATTGTGCAGCGCAGTGGGTACACGCTGCCAAACTGCCCGCAGAACTGCGGCAGCATTGGCAGCTACCCAGGCATCTCAACGCTCAGCTTCTCGCGGCAGGTGGCTGATGGCTCGACGCTGTGGGACCGGCAAGTGCATCTGTTCATCCGCGGCGGCATGTATGTGCAGCGGTTGACGGATCAGGCATTTGGCCCCAGCGATAACTTCGCAGACCTGACCAACTGGCTGCTTGCCAACATCGGCGGATTGAATGCCAACCTGATCGATACAGCAGGACTGACCACGGTCGCGCGATTTCTCGGCGCCAATGGTTTGAAGTGTGACTGCGTGCTGAAGGAAAGCATCAACTACGAGGAGCTGATCACGAAGTGGGCGCCTTACTTCCTGGTGCGTGCCAGCCGCGTGCAAGGTAAACGAGGTTTGAATCCGCTGGTGCCAACGCTGGAGGATGGCTCAATCAACACCACCAGCTCAGTGGCGGTGTATCAGTTCGATGAGGATACGATCCTGTTGGATTCGTTCCGCATCGAATACAGCGACCTGACGCAGCGGCAGCCGTTTGTAGCGCAGGTAATGTGGCGCCAGCAGGCAGAAGATGACATCGGCATCATCCGCACCGTGGAGCTGCGTTACTCCGACACCGCACGCACGAACCTATCAATCGAGACGCATGACCTCAGCGAGTTCTGCACCAGCGGAATGCACGCTGCCAGGTTTGGCGCCTACCTGTTGGCCAGCCGCGTGAACATCACCCACTCAGTCACGTTCAAGGCAAGGCCCCAGGCGCACAACGTCAGCGTAAGCGTTGGCGACATCGTGCGCGTCAAGCTGCCGCGCGCATCGGTAGGCGTTGGCGAGGCTGTGCATGACTTCCTCTATGAGGTGGTCACCATGGGCAAATCACTGGAAGGTGTGGTGAGCTACGAGTGCATCCACCATCCAGTGGATACGCTGGGAAGAAGCATCGTGGCGGTTGCGGTGGCCAATGTTCCCTATACAGCTGGCCTGGTGGATACCGCCAAGACCGGCCCCAGCTGCGACGCTGATGCCGGCCGCGCGACGGATTCAACCATCCCGGCTGAGGTTTACATCCAAGTGATCGACCCACCGGCACCGCTTGATCCTGCTGTTGAGGATGCTGTGGTGCCATCAGATGAGGTGCTGATCGGCAACGTGCCAGTTCAAGGCACAGCAAGCGGCACCGTGACCAATCCAGACGACGGCCTGGATAGCTACGGATGAGCACCTTCCCTGCGCTGGTACCAAGCAGCCGGACGTTCACGCCGGGGAGCTACCCGAACACGGCCTACCAAGGCGTGAACGGCATGGAGAACCGCGTGCGGCATTCCAACGTGCTGATCGACTCGACGCTGCAGCTCGAGTTCATCGGCCTGAGCGAGGCGCAGGTGTTGGCGATCCTGCTGCACTATCAGGCGCGCCGCGGACCATACGGCAACTTTGGATTGCCGGCTGAGGTGATGAGCGGCGTGAGCAGCGTGGCTGATTATTCGTTGCAGGGTTACGCATGGAGCTATGTCGAGCCGCCAACGGTTGAGGATTATCCCTGCGGCAGCCATGGTGTTAGCGTGACGCTGAGCAGCTCTGTGGCGCCGACGGCGGACATCCTGCCGTTCACGACGACCATCACCATCGGAGTGACGGCTGGTCTTGCACGCGCAGCCATTGGCGCATCGCAGACGCTAAGCATTTCACTGACAGCTGGCGCTCCTGGGGTCATTATTGAAGTGCCTAGCGTTGTGGCAACTTTTTTGATTGGGTTTCCGGTTCCGGGGTCTTAGCCATGGCTGTCACTGTCAATGTATACGCAGGTGTTATTCAGGCTGCGCTTTATGGCGCAGTTCAAAAAACAAACACCATTGACTTTGCAACGCGCAGTCCCTTTTTTGTGACACTGCGAAGCGTTGGCGTTGAAACTTTTAACGCCAACGAAAACACTTCTTCGTTTAGCAACTTTTTTAATACCCAAGCGGGATTTGGTACTTATTTACGGGCGCCCTACACTGGCGTATACGCAACGGCCGGCAATAACGAGCTAGCAACCGGCAACGGCTACACTAAAGGTGGCAAACCTTTGGCAAATGCGAGATTGTCGTATTCATCTGGAGTCCTCACACTGAAGTCAGATGACGTTAGATGGACAGCCACCGGATCAGGCATTTCTGCTAAGTCGGCTTTGCTTTGCTACGAGTTTCCCGTAAGTCGGTTTTATAGCAATGATCCATATACGGCATCCTGCGCATTGGCAATGATTGATTTTGACGGCACCCAATCCGCGCCAGCAGGCACTTCGTTTACGTTGCAATGGCCAGCTGCTGGCATTCTTAAGTGGCAGCTAGCCTAAGAACATGGCAGTTACCGTCAACATCTACCAAGAATCAGCGGTTCGCTACCTGGGGACCTACGGAGCGATTCATCAAAGCATATCAACTGTGTGGAAAACAAAGGCCATTCAGATGTTTATTGTGTTATGTAGCACAGATGTGGCTGAGTTTAACAGTGCTTTCTCCGGTACATTGGAACAACTTTTAGCAACTGGAGTTCAAGAGCTGCCAACTGGAAACGGATATTTTAAGCTAAGTACATTTGGCGATGCTTTCTCTGGGGGTGGTTTTTTGCGCGTTTATCAACCTGTCGCCAACGTCAACGTTAGCACCTTTTCAAGCTACGGAAACGGATATAAATTTCTTCCATTGACAGTTGAATGGAGTGGAAGATGGCGCGCACAGCCTGGCGCCATTTCGGCTAAATCTGCTTTGCTTTGCATTCAGTTGCCAGACTCTTCGGCTACAACGCTATACGCTCAATCGTACCCATTGGCAATGATTGATTTTGACGGCACGCGCACAGCGGCTTCTGGCACTGACTTCTACATCGACTGGAATGCCAACGGCGCCTTCAACGTAACTCGCTAGCCTGAGCGTAAAGAGGTGCTATGGCTTCCTTTGTCTACAACTCGGTGCTGACTGATCTGGTCAACGGTGATCTGGATTTTGCGGTTGACAGCTTCAAGCTGTTGCTGGTTGGCGTCGGCTACACGGCCAGCAAGGACGGGCACGATCGGCGCAATGACGTGAGCAGCGAGATCTCCGGCACTGGTTACACCGCCGGCGGCAACGCCACCACCTGCACCATTACCAACGACACCAACAAGAAGATCCTCACCTTCTCGTCGGTGTCGTGGCCATCAGCCACGTTTACAACTGCAGGTGGCGTGATCTTTAAGGCGCGCGGTGGTGCCAGTAGTGCGGATGAGCTGATTGCCTACCTGGACTTCAGCGGCGAGGTGGTGTCCACCGGCGGCACCTTCAGCGTCAGCACCAGCGTGATCACGCTGTCGAACTGATGGCCACATTCTGGGAGGAATGGGACTGGCAGCCGCAGGAGCCATTCCTCTATGGCGCGGTCACCACAGCGTCATACCCAACACTGACGCCAACCGGCCGCAGTTACAGCATGGGCCGCTTTGCCGTCTCGCGTGAGGTTGGATTTGGTGGCGGGCAGGTGAAGTTCCTGCACAGCAGCCGCGTCAGCAACCTCACCATGGAGCTGAGCTATGAGAACCTGACCCAGGCCGAGACTGCCAGCATCCGCGATCACTACCGCGGGCAGCAGGGTTCATTCGTCAGCTTCCTGCTGCCGGCTGAGATCTGGGCAGGCCAGTCCAGCGTGTCCAACATCGTGCCGGCTGGGATGCGCTGGCGTTACCAGGAGCCACCAGAGGAGTCACAGAAGCGTGGTGGGTACGTGGACACCACCGTGTCGCTGGTGACGGATGGCACATGGCTGCCAAGCATTGAGCCGCTGCCTGGCTTCGAGCTTGGCGTAAATGTGATCTGGATTGCTGGCGCTGCAACGCAGACCGGCGAGATCGACCTGGTGGTAAATGTGGTGTGGGTCGCTGGAGCGGCTACTGGAACCGCAGCTGATGATGATGGCTTTGCGGCGTCGCTATTCTGGAATGAAGATCAATACACCACCTGGCGGTGATCAATGGCAGCCCCAAACATCAAATCAGGCAGCTCGGTCACGACGGTCGTCGGCAAGACCGTGGGTTATGCCGTGACCACCTCGATGGCGGCAGCGCTGAGCAATGGCGCCAGCAGCGGCAAGGTGCTAAAGATCAACTCGGTGTACTGCGCCAACGTGGATGGCACCGCAGCAGCTGACATCAGCCTGGAGCACTACAACGGCACCACCGGCTTCGCCATCGGCAAGACGATCACTGTGCCAGCCGACGCCACTCAGGTGCTGGTGACCCGCGAGGCATACATCTACCTGGAGGAAGGCCACAGCCTCCGCGCACAGGCCAGCGCTGCCAACGACCTGGAACTGGTCATCAGCTACGAGGACATCAGCTGATGTTGGGCTTCAACGGCGGACTGATGGGCGTTCGGCGCACGCCGACAGGCAGCGCAGCATCGGGGCTGTGGTTTCAGAATGAGCAGAGCGTGGCTAAGCGGGCTGCGATTTGGCCGGCTCCGCCAGCATCAAGTACAGCAAGGTACTTTCGGCTGGCAAACTTTGCCGACACCGCGCTTGACTCTAATGCGCTAGATTTTGGCGAGATTGAGGTTTACGACGGAGACACTAAACACACTGGAATTACATGCACTAGCAACATTACGTGGGATAGTGGCAATAACAGTAATTTGGTTGACGGGATCACAGGTACAAGCACTCGATCGTACAATCTGAGCTGGAGCAGCATACGGTCAACGGCAACAATCACATTGGATCTTGGCTCAACAAAAACCGTCAGCCACATAAAGATATTCTGCCTTTACGCCGGAAATAGATTTCCCGCATCTTTTGACCTACAAAGCTCGGCTGACAATGTGACTTACGGAACCCTCGCCACCGTAACAGTCGGAACTTTGTCGCTTGTAAGTGGAGTGACGTACTCCAGCGCCAAGGTGGCTGTCTAATCATGCTCTACTCTCACCACGCCACCGCCCCAGCTCCTTTGCCGCACCGGATCCGCTTTGCGGACGGCAGCACCCGCACCGACAGCACCACCTTCACGCCTGACGAACTGGAGCGTGCCGGTTACAGCGGACCCTACGAGCGCCCCGAGTGCAACCCCAAGCTGGAAACGATCGACTGGGACGGCAGCGCCTTTGTGGTGCGCCCCTACAGCTTCGATGAGCTGCAAACGCAGCACGCCAGGATCCGCCAGCAGCGCATCCAGCTGCTGCAGTCCTGCGACTGGACGCAGATCACCGACTACGACCTCGGCGCCGATCGTGACGCATGGGCCGCCTACCGCCAGGCGCTGCGCGACCTGGCCGATGCTGCCAACCCGTTTGACATCACCTGGCCGCAGCCTCCTGCACCCTGATGGCTTCCTTCGTCTACAACTCCTGCATCGATGACATGGCGCGCAACGCCATCGATTTCGACACCGACAGTTTCAAAGTGATGCTGGTCACCTCGTCCTACAACGCGGACAAGGATACGCACCTCAAGCGTTCCAGCGTCACCAATGAAGTCAGCGGCACTGGGTACACCGCCGGTGGCATCAGCGTGCCTGTCACTGTCACCAAGGACACCGCTAACGACAAGGTGACCATTCAGTTTGCAGCGGTTTCCTGGACCAGCAGCACCATCACCGCACGCGGCGCGGTGTACTACAAATCCCGCGGCGGACTAGCAAGTGCTGATGAGCTGGTTGCCTACAACGACTTCAACAGCAACATCACCACCAGCAACGGTACCTTCTCCCTGGCGGCCAGCACGCTCACGCTCGCGAATTAGACTGTCGGCAGCTGACAACTTTCGATGACACCGGAAGACATCACCAGCATCGCCGTGGCATTGCTGGCTGGCTCTGAACTGCTGGCAATCGTGCCTGGCATTCGCGCTAACAGCTGGACCCAGCTGATCCTCGGCGCACTGCGTGGCATTGCCTCCCGCAAGCGGTGACTGAGCCAACGCACGGCGAGATCCTCCGCGCCATCGGCGTGCTGGAAGGCCAGCTGAAGCAGCTGCTTGATGCCGCCATCTCTGACAAGACTGAGCGGAGCGGATTAGGCGTCCGCGTTGGCCGACTGGAGACGCGCATGGCGCAGGTGGTCATCCTCGCTGTTGTCGCCGCCATGCTGAGCCCTGTCATTTGGTCCGAGATCAAGGGCGCCTTCAGTTACCGGCAGTCCATGCCGCAGCACCTGCAACGGCCATGACGCAACCACTGCGGCTGATTGACCTGTTTCGGTACTTCAAGGGCCTGCCGCATCAGCTGGCGGCGATCAGTGAGCTGGAGGCTGCCATCGGCCCGCGCCTTCTGAGCCGCGATCAGCCATGGTTCAAGACATGGAGTACAGCCGGAGTGCAGACCGATCTGGCCGATGCGATTCAGATCATCAAGGAGTTTGAGGGCTGCCACCTTAGCGCCTACCCAGACCCGCTGAGCGGCGGCGATCCGTGGACGATCGGATACGGCACCACGCGATTCCCGGATGGCAGCGCCGTGCAGCGCGGCGACAAGATCAATGTCATCGAAGCTGACATGCTGCTCCGCTTGGAGGTGGACCGCATCGCAGACCGCTTGCACATGATCCCGCACTGGGCAAGCATGAGCGATCCGCAGCGCTGCGCATTGATCAGCTTTGCCTACAACCTCGGCGCTGGGTTCTACGGCGGCACTGGGTTTGAAACGATCAGCGCAGCATTGCGCGATAAGGATTGGGCTGCCGTGCCAGCAGCCATGCTGCTCTACCGTAACCCTGGCAGTGCCGTTGAGGCTGGCCTGTTGCGCCGCCGCAAGGCTGAGGGCGCACTCTGGCAGAAGGGCGCACCGCAACTGCAACAGCAGGGCATCCTGCTACGTGTGCCTTACGAGGCACAGAACGACAACGCCAGCGGCACCGGCTATCGCGAATGCTTCAGCAGCAGCGCTGCCATGGTGGCCCGCTTCTATGGCAAAGTCACCAGCGATGATGCCTACAACAAGATCCGCGCCAAGTACGGCGACACCACCGACGCGCAGGCGCAAATCAAGGCGCTGCAGTCCCTGGGGCTCAACGCACGGCTGCGCACCAACTGCACCCCTGCCGTGATCGAAACCGAACTCGAAGCCGGGCGCCCCGTGATGGTGGGCTGGCTGCATAAGGGGCCTGTCGGCGCACCAACCGGAGGCGGCCACTGGTCCGTAATCATTGGCGCTACCAGCGATGCCTACATCCACAACGACCCGAACGGCGAGGCCGACATGGTGAACGGCGGCTACGTCAATCATGGCAACGGTGCAGGCATTGCCTACAGCCGCAAGAACTGGCTGCGCCGCTGGGAGGTTGACGGCCCCGGCACCGGCTGGGCAATGCTTGTAAGCCACGCCCCTTAGGCTAAGTACACACGGAGCCCCGTCTTGTGAACATCACATCTATACGCAAGACACCAGAGCTCCTTGAGCTGCGCATCCCCTACACAGCGTTCAGTGAAACAGCAACATTCTTGTTGCTGAGTGACATCCACTTAGACAACCCAAAGTGTGACCGTAAGCTGCTGGCCAAGCACCTCGATGAATGCCGAGCGCAGAATGGCCACGTCCTTATGTTCGGAGATGTGCTCTGCCTCATGCAGGGCAAAAAGGACCGCCGAGCAAGCAAGGTCGACATCCGGCCAGAGCACTTAGGCGGCAACTACTTCGACCTTGTATTCAGCGAGGCGGCTGAGTTCTTCAAACCGTGGCAAGACATTATCCTTATGGCAGGCGATGGCAATCATGAAACTGCCGTAAGCAACAACCAGGAGATAGACCCCTTAGAAAATGTTGTGCGATTGATGCGCAACAACGGCAGCAACATCGAGCACATGGGCTATCAAGGCTGGATCAGGTTCAGCTTTACGCAGGACGGCAACAGCAAGACCAGGCGCTGCATGTTGTTCTTCCATCACGGCGCCTGGGGCGGCATCATCACCAAAGGCACCATGGGCGGTGGGCGTTATGCCTCAATCGCTCCAGACGCTGATGTCTTGGTCAATGGCCACAACCATGAGCGCAGTGTCGTCGCACATTCCTGTTATCGCGTCGATCAAAACGGCCGCGCCTGGGTAGAGCAGCGCTGGCACGTCCAGTGCGGCACCTACAAGCAGGAGTTTGGAGGAACCGGCGGCTGGGCAGTGGAACGGATCGTGATGCCCAAGTCACTCGGTGGCATCTGGCTCACACTACGTCCCCGCAATCGCGGAGGCGTTGAAATCACCTGCACTCCTACCGTATGAGGCAGTACGTTCTCGAGATCGAATACACCATCGTCGTCGAAAGCGAAGACGACGACCCCGAAACTGTTAGCGATGATTTCGTTTCTCGCCTAACAGAATTGGCTCCATCTAACGATCACATCCTGGGCCTCTCGGTCAACGTCCTACCAATCCCGGAGTTGCGTGGATCATCAGATTGATGGCACATCCCTCGTCCCCAAGCGCTCCGCAAAGCAACGATTCAGGCAGCAGATCTTTGAAGCATGGCAACACTGTTGCGCCTATTGCGATGCCACTGCCGACACCTTGGATCATGTCAAGCCACGACACAAGGGCGGCAACACCGTCGTGAATAACCTTGTGCCAGCCTGCCGCGAATGCAACCGCAGCAAAGGCAGTGAACACTGGCGGCAATGGTTCAAGCTGCAGTCATCATGGACTGATGAGCGGCAATCTAAGATTGAAGCATGGACTGAAGATATGACACCATGACATGGGGTGACTGGATGATGGTTAAGTGGACTATCGAGGAAGAACTGCGCATCGAAGCGCAATCACGTAGCGCATTGATGCATCCAGACGATAAAGATGTGCGATCATTATGTGCCTCGCTGATTAAGCAGAATGCCTACTACACGCGACTCATTCAGCAAGCAACTGGTCACATCGCGCATCTTGAGACATCAGCGTTTCTCGGTGAGCATCAAACGAAGCCGCCGCATCGACCGATCATGGATCTGGCCAACCGCGCTACGCGTTATGCCAAGCTCCTCAGCAATCTTGCCTTGCGTCTTTTTCGGCGCTCCTAATCCGTGGTAGCTGGCGACAATATCGCGATCCCGGTCAGCAAGGAATGACAGCGCCAGTTCTAGTTGCTCGGCATATTCCATAGATAGCGAGTCATCGTAAGACTGATGCTCGTCAACGATCATGTCAACCAATGGCGAGCCGTCATCCCTGACCAGTTGATCTAGGCTGCTGTGCGGTACGTTTCGCATGATGTGCGATTGCAGCTCGTGCTGACTCATGCCCATCTGCTCAGCGCATTCTGCTGTTGACATCGGCCTGCCATGTTGCTGCAGATGCTCACGTTGCATCTTGGCAATCTTGTACGTGGCATCTAGCACATGCTGCGGCACGCGGATCAGGCGCTCCTTGGTATCAATCGCACGCGTAATCGACTGACGGATCCACCAGTAGCCGTAGGTGGAGAACTTGTAGCCCTTGGTGCCATCGAATAGCTCAACGGCGCGGTTCAAGCCAATGGCGCCCTCCTGAATAAGGTCCATCAGTTCAAGGCCATTGGACTTGAGCCTGGTCACGTAGTTCTTGGCGATGTGAACTACTAGCCGTAGGTTGCAGTTCATCATGGTTTCACGCGCACGCTGGCCGCGCTTGATCGCGCGCAGCTCAGCTTTGGTGCGTTCGCCATCCATGGCTTGCAGTTCTATCATGCGCCGCACCTGGCGGGATAGCTGGATCTCCTGCTCGCCAGTCAATAGCGGGAACCGACCGATCTCAGTCAGGTAATCCTTAATGCTGTCAGTGCTCATGGTTCAGGTCATCGGTGTTGTCCCATTCGGGCATCAGCGTGGCGCTCAGGAACTGAGCATCAGGGCACAGCTCCTTGGCGCTGGTGATGGCGTGCGCAAGATCACGGGCCATCAGGTGGAGCGGTGCGGCGTGGCTGAATGCCACGCGGTACAGCTGGAGCGGTTTCATGGCACCGGCTCGATGGCGGGGCGGCCCCAGCGGGTGAGGACTGTACGAGCAAACTCCGTAGGAGAAAAGTAAGATCCCAGGTCTTGGTACAAGTCCCACAGCTCCTCATCCGTCGGCCCCTGCGGCTCGGGCTGGGCCAGGGCGGCGCGGGCGCGGGCCAGCACCTCAGCGTTGGGGCCATCCGGGCTTGCATAGCACTGCCATCCCTCTAGTTGTTTCGCCAGCTCAGCGCACAGCGCACGAAAGTCAGTCATTGCAACAGCACCTCACGACAAAGGCCATGACCATGGTCATCAACGCCAGCCAGGGATGATTGCCGATCGCCAGAAAGGCAGTCGCCATCATCAGCAGCCAGATCAGGTAGCCCATCAGAACACGTCCTCTTCGACCTTGACGCGTGGCAGGAACTCAAACCGCTGCACGCTCAGCACGTGCTTGCGGCGCTCCTTTCCGGTTTCTTTGTCAATCCATTTTTGCATTTTCACCACGCCATTAACCATGATGCAATCTTTTGATCTGCAGTATTGCATGAAGGTATTTGCCGACTGCTCGCCCCATATTTCTGCATCAATCACGTTTTCAATGTACTCACCATTCTTGCCCTTGCCTTCTTGGATGCCCGCGGCAAAGCTTACCACTATGGCACCACTATCAAATGTGCGCGAAGAAGGCTCGCTGATGATGCGAACAATGCCGGATGCGTAGAGGCTCATGGGTTGATCGGTGTGATGGAGTTGGATTCTTCAAAGGCCAGCACATCAGCCAGTGGGTACTGCACCCGCGGCGTGCCGGCTGGCGTAGCGAGGCGCGGTAGGGTCACATAGCGTGGCCCTGAACCGCGCGCGCGCTGGCCTTTGATCGTGCTCGGCTTGACGCCCCAGCGGGCAGCTAGCTGCTCAGTGGTCAGGTAAGGCTCAGTCATCATCAAAGGGATCCTCCTCGGCTGGCGCAGTCAGCTCAGCCTCGCGGCTGAGTGCCAGCTGCATCAACTGCTCATTCTGCTCATCGCTCAGGTCACCCTTGCGGGCCTCCATGCGTGTGGTCACCTTGGCTAGATCGTCCATGGTCTTGGCCTTGGCGA